TCTTACAAACTACAATTATTTAGTTGTTGAATTTTTGTACAGTATTTATTAGTAAATCTGTAATCATCTAATAATTTATGATATAAGCTAGCTGGTGTTACTTCTGCATTATTAGAAAAGATCTTGTGACCTCCAAATTTTTCAAGAATATCTAAAACTTTATCAGTGCAATATATAGTTTTATCATCATCTTTTTGCTCCCATAATTTCCACCATGACCTCATGGCTTTTATTTTCCCATATCTATTATTTAATACATTATTATTTATATATTTATATATTTTCTGCTCGTCTTCTTTTGTTTTATCTCCTTTAACTACTTGAGCATTTAATATGCCTTCAAAGTTAGGAGTAAAATAATTCTCTTTAAAATTAGCTAAGGCTAATCTTTTTGGGGTTATCTCTAATGAATATACTTTGTTACCACTATTAACTATTAGAGCTGTGTGAAATATGCTTTTTCTGCCTCTTAAAAAAGCTGCGAAAGATACCAAAGCAGGGAAAAGCTTGAAATTGTTATTGTATTGACAAGACAATATAATAAAATTTTTTCTATTCTCTCTGACAAATTGAATTGCTCTTTCATATTCTTTTATATTTTTTTTAGTTTGATACATCACTTTCTCTTATGTCTGTTAGCAAAATTTCTAGCTGATTCTTTATTTCTAAATCCCCAAGCTTTAAGTGCTAAAGCTAATCTTGTAGGCTCTCCATTTGGTTTTTTTAAATCACCTTTCATTCCTGCAAATCGAGCTGCAAAGGATACTCTGCGTGGTGAAGTGCCTGATTTCAAAGGGCTTTTTAAATTAGAACCTTCTGTTCTTTTAAAAAACTTTCTTCCCTTTTCGTTCAAACCACCTTTTGGATTTTGATATATCTTCTTAACCATTTTTTTTCCTTTTACTTTTAAATGGAAATCCTGCTTTCATATCTGCATATGCTTCACGTGAAATAGTTGATTTACTCTTTGGTCTACTAATTCCAAGTTTTTTTCTTCTATTAATATTATAATATAATCCTTTTCTAGCCATATTACGCACCTAAATTATTCCATAATGAGTCTAAATCAAACTGATCTATATTTTCTTTAGTCAAGCTACCAATAGCTATTTCAGCTTGCATATAAATTTTTTCAATACCTAGAGCTATATTTTTCATAGCATGAGCAAGATTTTTTTGCTGCTCTTCTTCTAGCTTGTGGGGTTTGCCATCTTTATCTTTCCAATAAATAGGCTCGTTCCCATTTAATCCACGTAATACTGCAAACCCTTGAACAGTTTCTTTATTAGCTAAATAAGTTATTCCATCAACTGTAATCTCCAAGCCTTTATCTCTTGCTTGTACTCTTTTTTGATTATTTAAAATCAATAACTTGTCTTTTTTTTCTTCTAAAGTGTCAACGGTTAATTTGTTATCTTTTAGCCATTCCTGTACTTTTCTATAATCTCTATTTGTAGAATTTTTCGGAATATTTGATTTAATATCGCCATTATATGTTACTGAATAAAAATCTCCCAAATCTTTAACTGAAATAATGTTCATTTAAACCTCTATTTTAATATTTAATAATTAACTTCTATAATTCTGCATCTGCTGTCCAGTGTCCAGATATTGAATCTCCTGTTGCAGTGTGTCCCGAAGTGCTTGCTGCAAATCCATGTTCTGCTGGACTTGATGCTGTTGCTGTATCGTTGGTACTTCTTGATCCATTTCTCCATGTTCCAGTAGTTCCTGTTATAGGGTTGTATATTACAACTGAAGGATTAACCCTTTTCATAGCCTTAAATGATATAGTTCTGGTGTCCACGGTAGTAACACACCTAAAATTATATGCGCCTTCATAGGTTATTGTAGCTGGAGCAACATTTAAATTATAGCTCTTCTCATAAAATCTCTGACATTTAAGTATAATATTTTCAATGCTTTCAGATTTATAAGGTGTTGCTATTGATCCTTTATCTAACTTAATATCACCAATATAAACTAAATCACCAACTGTTGCGTCAGTATCATCACACCATATTAATACTGCTACATTTTTTGCGGAAGCTGTGTCTATACTTACATTCTCAATTTTAAATGTCTCAAATGATGTTGTTAATGTTAAATCTGAAGGTGTATTCTCATAAGTCCAATTAGAAGCTAACGTTGGATTCGTGCCAGCACCTGCCCATGTTGCAACAAGATTAGAAGTTACTGAGTCCTCTGTACCATCCCATGATATAATTGCAGCCCTTAAAGTCTCTAAAGTAGCATTAGAGCCACCTTTTTTTGCTTTAAATGATAATGAAGCATTACCACCTATAATCTTAGCTGCTTTTTTAGCTTCTATTATTTGGCAATATGCAAATTTTTTATTTGCTGTCTTTACATTAAATTTAATAGAAGAATAAGCACCTTGCGGAACTTCTGAAGTTTCTCGGCTTACATCTACTATGTTATTTCCATCGGATAATAATAGCATTCTATCTAATAAATATGTGTCATTACTGTTAGATGGTGAAGTTGAGGAAGTGAAGCTAAGCCCTCTTTGACCTATTAAGCCTTGACCATTTATAATTAAATTTGGATTTGATACTATAGAACTTAAATCAGATTTTAAATTTGCATAAGTTATTTTCTTAGAATTATTACTATCTGAACTATCAGATACAGCTAATTGATCTGCATCCTCTAAAGCTGTAATTGCTGTTAAAGAATTAATCTTTTGTTCTGCATCTAAAGTAGCTCTAGCTGTTGCTGCATCAGTATCATCTAATAAAGTTTTAGCATAATCTGTAACTGGTGCAGTCCCTATATCTGCTAGATTTTTAGCATCAAGATTATCTCCTGTACCATTTACAACAATTGCCTTATCTGCATTTGCTGCCGATACTGGTATTGTTAAATTTGTTAAAGTAGAGCTTTCAGGTAAAAGAATTGCTCTTGCGTTTTTTTCTTCTAGCTCCTGAGTTATTAAGGTTAATTTATCTAATGCTTTCTCGTGTGAATCAGCAGGAAATTTATCAGTCCCTAAGCTTATATAATCTGTTTCTTGGGTTTTAGATATATTACTTAACAAAGTAACCTTATGATCTAATGTTGGGGCTGTAGTAAAAGTTACTGAGCCTGTGCCATCTGCATTTAAAGTAACCGTGTAATCAGTATTAAAAACTTTTGTAGTTTCCACACCATCAGTATCTGTTACTACAACTTTAATACTATAATTGCTTCCTTCCTCTAATACCTGAAAGGTAAAAGGAAAAACAGTTTGCGAACCATTAGCTGTGTAATCATTCCTTAATATTGTACTTGATACCGTCATTTCTAAAAAATAAAAAAGTTAATAATATTATTTTGCAATTTTTTCTTCCACTTCATTTAATAAACCTCTTAGATAAAATATGTTTTGATATGGTAGATTCCTCCTTACTGCTCTTATATCTGATTCCTGTATGTCACCAGAAAATACAGCTCTACTTACACTTGCTGCATCTTGTGCAGCTCCAAAGCTCGGGCCAAGTAAAGAACCAACTTTATTTCTAGATTGAAATCTAGTTAGTGGCTCTGCTCCTGTAAAAGTTCCAATACCAGCTCCAAAAGCATCTGCTACACCGTTTATCTCTGCTACTATTGGTACAATACCAGATCTATCAATACCCTCTGCTAACCACACTTTAGGATCATCTGATGTTTCTTTTCCAAGCCCCATAGTTTTCAGTTTGTAAACTAACATCCCCATAGTAATCATGGTTAATATTCCTGATGCTGCTGCAAAATCTCTTTGCTGTAATCCTGCTATTGTCAATTGTTGATGAGCTGCATAAGCAAATGATTTAAATTGCATTATTGTTTTGCCTACTTCTCTATTCATAAATAAAGGTGTATCACCAACACCCTTAGTTATAATAGTTCTATCTACATCTGTATTAAGAGCATTTTTATATAATCTAGCCGCGTTTGCATCATCCCATTTTTCTAAATTAGCTACATGAAGATCTTTAACCTTAAAAGAATGTTTATCGAGCTGATCTTTAATCATAGAATAGTTTTTTGAATCTATACCTAAAAAGGCTAAATATCTTTTCTCTTTTCCCTTTATGTTATTAAAGTCATTTATATTCTCTATAAGTCTTTGTTGAGTTAATACAGAAGAAAAGCTTTTTTGATAATCATTCCAAAAATCTAATAAAGTAAGTTTTCCAAATTTTTCAGACATGTAACTAACTGTTTTTTCAAGTAAGCTATCTCCTGAATATGGATCATTTATATCTGCTATAAAAGACGTTCTTTGATGGCTCACTCCTTCCCAAATATTACCTGTAAGCTTTGCATCATTAACGACTAATTTTATTCCTTCTAAGTTAGTGATGAGGTTTTTTAAGCCTTTATCAAATACTCTTGCATATCCATGTATCATTACATGTCTGCTCATATCTGGTATAGATGATACTGCAACACCACCTAATTTAGATAAATATTGAATATTTCTAGATAATACTAATGATCTTGATATTAAGTTATCTGGATTATTAGGTATGCCATAATTTCCTCTTAGCATATCTTTAAAAGCTGTTATTATTTCTACAGTTTCTTTTTCTTCCTTAACTAGTTTTTCACGTTGTTTATCTGTCTTAGCTTTTTGCCTAAGTTCATTATATTCTTCACGTATCACTTTTAATTGAGGCTCTAAATTTAGATCTCCAAAGCTTCGTTTTAATTCCACATCTGTTCCTAATATTTTGGTATAACCTTGTGCTAATGATTCAATATTAGTTTCTAGAAATGGTCGTATTTCTTCATCCATTACAAATGTTAGAACTCTTTCCTTAGCTGCTCCTCTTGCTCCTATCTTCATATCATAAGGCAAGTTTGCCCCTTTTCTTTCAGCACCCCTTATATTATCAAATATACTATTTGCAATTTCATCAAGATAATCTTCAACTGATAATTCATCACCAACTAATATTTCTAATTCTAATCTTCTATCTTTTAATTTCTCCAACTCATCAGCCTTAGCTTTTTTTATCTTAGCTGTCAGTCCTTTTAATTCTTCTTGATAACTCTTAAATTGTTTTTCAGTAATGGCTTGCTCTGTTTTTGCTAATCTTTTCTTAATATCTGGAATCAATCTTTTTCTAGCTGCATCTTTAATTATTTGCTTAAATTGATCTTCTTGAGCTACTATCTTATTTATATTATATCTTCTCATTAAATAGGATTTAGCTGTCTTTGGTTCTACATCTTCTGGTAATAATTTTACATCAATAGCAGCATCTTTTAATGGATCGAAAACATTTGATCTAAATATTCTTGCTGCCTGTTCTACTTCTGGTATTTCTGATTTATCACCTCTTATCATTGCTAAAGAAACTAAATCATTGAATTTAGTTAAATTTAATTTTTGTCCAGATTCTTTCTTTAATCTTTTTATGGCTTTTTTTGCTAGCTGTCTACTTTGTGTTATTGCTATTCCAAGCCCTGCTTCATATTGCTTTCTTGCAATTTCTACAGATTGTGCAGTTGCTATATCCTCTGCATTTTTCTTAAAATACATATTAGTTCTCACAAGCTGTGGCAAAAACCTTCTAGCTTCTAAAGATGAGCCTTCAAGTATTCTAAGCATAGGATTTAATTTTTTTGTACTGGATATAACTGATCTCGTTATCTTACCGCCTGCTAATGTTTCTTGATCTAATGTAGTTTGTGCAACTTGTGCACTACCTACACTTAGATTGCCTTTATCATCTATATCTATTTGAGATTCTTGACGTTGCATATCTTTCTCAAGCCTATTAGCTAAATTGTCAAAATCTGCTTTAGATAATTGACCTGCTACACCTCCAATCAAGCCACCTAATAAAGCACCAGAGCCTACATTAATTACTGACTCTTCTATAGTTCTAGTTACTTGTTGGCTTTGTAATATAGATTCTGTAGCTGCCGATGATAAAGCACCTACTTGACCACCTTCCATTATACCCTTTACAACCTTTCCAGTTTTAAAAGTTTTATATGCACTACCACCTATAGGAACTAAGTTTATTGGATCAAATACACCTGCAACAATTGAGCTTATAATGCCCTTGCCTCCGCTAGATTCTATAACATCTCTATGATATAATTCTCTATCTATTTTTTTAGTTACATTATCAAATTGATTATCGTTGAAGACTCCTAAAAAATCATCTAAATAAGGCTCATATTTAGTATCTTGTATTTTCTCAATAACATCATAATTTTCATCTTCTTCTTGATCTAATATATTACCAGATTTTATATTAGCTATTGTAGAGCCTATTGTGTTTTCTATAGCAAATGCAGATTTTAAAACATCTAAAGTTTTGAATTCTTGCTTTTCTTCTTTCTGTACAGCTTCTTGTAATAATGGGCTTGCACCCTGTCCGCTCTTTAATATATCACCAGAAAACCCACCTGCTGTAGCAAGGGCAACACTAGGCTTTTTTTTATCTTCTAAACCTTGTGGAATCTCTACCATTATCTAGTACCTGCAAGTGTGTTACTTAATCTTTGCAATTCTTTAGCTCTTTTTTTATTAGCTAAATAACTTCCCCTTCTCTCTTCGAATGTAAGGGCTTTCTCTTTTGTAATTCTAAGTTTATCTCTTCTTTCTGCATCTGTTTTATATATATCAGATTTAGTAATATCTGGTTTAAACTCTATTGGCTCATTATTATCACCTAGAACAATTTCTTGCGCTCCATATTCATTTTCTCTGTAAATATAATATTTTGGCTGTCCGCTAGGTATAGTATCAGGAATTACTTCTAATGATATTTCTTTTTTTATTTGTCGTGCTGATAGTTGTTCAACACGTGGTATTTTTAAAACTTCTTGTACAGCTTGATTTTCTATCCATTTATTATTCTGTCCTTTTATACCATAAAACATTTCAGGTGAAAATCTTTGATACCTTTTTTGACCAACATTTGTAATACTCCATTCAGCTTGTACTTTATCTTTAGCAAGATCTAAAGCTACATCCATATCTACACCCTCATTTAAAAAATAGTCTTTTGCAATACGTCTAAGTTGTATAGCCATTATATCAGGTGTTTCTGCTTCAAAAATTACTGCACTTTCATCTTGTAAATCATCCCTTATTTTTTCTATTTTCTTTCTGGCTTTGTCGCTTGTTTCTTTGCCTCCAAGCTCTTTATCAAATTCACCTTGTCTTAACAATCTATCTAGAGATTTATTTTCTTTTAATTCTGCCTCTGAATATTTTACTGCCTGTTCTGCTGTTAAACCACTTTCTATTCTGCTTTGTATTGCATAAGATAAGGCTTTTTCTTTACTTGTAAACTGCATCTCTAATGATGAATTTTGCTTTATAACATCAGTTATAAACTCGCTTGCTTCAACTTTAGCAATATCGTCTCCTGCAAATAATCCTTTAACAAAAAAAGATTTAGCTTGATCTGGTAAGATACCTGTTCTAACTGCTATCTGTTCTGCTATTTCTTTTGGATTCTCAACTTGTGTTAATAATCTGTTAAAATTCTCATTTACCAAAGATTCATCTGCTTTACTAGTAGGATCTAATGTTAAAGCACCCCCTACAACTTGGTCAAATATCTCCTGTCTTTCCTGTAATATTTGCTTTTCTTGTCTAGCCTGTTTTAATATATTCTCTTGTCTTTCAATATCCTTGCTAGTTATTAATCCAGAAGCAAAGCCCGTATTTAATGTTTCTGCTAATTCGCTTTGTATTTGTGCAAAATCTTCATCACTTACAGCTAGAGCAGCCCTATCATTTAAACTACTGATGCTGTTATATATTCTTTGTTGCCCTAATATTCTTTTCTTATTTGATAAATCATCATCAATATTATATTCAAAAGACACTAAGCTAGTTTTTGATTCAGAATCAGCAAGCTTATTTAATCTTGCATTATCTTGGAAAAGCTCATTTCTTAAATTATTCTCAAATGTTTTTCTTTCTGTAAGTAGCTGAGTCTTAATATTATTTACAGTGTTATTATCAATTGGTGCTTCTCTTAATTTTATTTTCTGCTCATTATCAAAGCTTTTAAGTCTTGTGCTATATTCTAAAAATGAACTTGCTTCATAAGCATCTTTCTCACGTTGCATTTTTTCAATTCCAATTTGAGAAACAGTTTGACCTAAGCCTTGTAATGCTCTTGGTATTATTTGAGTTTCTTGCATAGAAGGTGCTGCTTGAGCAACTTCTGTAGTTGGTCTTGCTAAAACTCCTGGTGATGAAGGTATTTTTACCATTTATGCCCCTCTAGAAAATATACTACTAAAATTGCCTCCTTTGCTCGCTCCTGCTATCTGCCTACCAGAAGTAAGAGCTTGTCCTCCTGCACCTATCAAAGAACTAATAAATACTTGTCTTCCTCTTTTTTTTGTTAAACTAGCCTCTGATCTTAATCTTGCCGATCTTGTAGCTCCTGCTTCTAATATATTTTTGATTGTTTGCTCTTTATCTCTTACAGTTTCTTCTAATATATCTAATGCTGATCCTTCAAGCTTCACGCCACTTGCTGCAAAATTTAAGCGTTGCTGACCTAATAATCTTTCAAAATTTCTTTCTTGTTGTTGTGCTTCAAATTCTGCTGCTAGTTGCTGCCTCTTTGCCTCCTCTTCTAAAATTCTTGCTTGCTGCTTTGAAGCCTTTTTTGCTTGATAGCCTCCATATATTTGTGAACCTATCCCCAGTGCTGTTCCTGCTATTGCTAAAAATGACATTTCTAAAAATACCTCGCATACATTAACATATCTTTTTTATCAGAAGTAAATTTCTTCATTTTACCCTCTTTTTCAAATTCTAAAAATTCGATGTAATCTTTAAATTCCTCTAACACAACTGTGTATAATCTGTGCAAATTCATCTTCTTTGAATATTCTTCAATTAATTTTTTCAATTCTTTTAAAAAAAAGATTTTATATTTATCAATGTAAATACTTGGTATAACCCAACAACTACCAACACCATTTTTATCATTTCTAATCCCACAACAAAAAATGATCCTGTCATCTTTAATATATGTCCTTCCTTCATCCCCATTTTCATAATCTGTAAAAACAGTCTCTTTTAAAGAAAATAAGCAAGGATAGCTTAATTTAAGATTAATTATGTCTATATGATCTACGGAAAAATCTTTACTAATCATTTACTGTTCCTCTAAAAGTAATTGATTGAATTGTCATAGGTTGTGGTTCTGAGCTTTCTATATTTATAAGTGATTGCCTTGAATATCCAGAAGCTATTGTTAAGTCCTGATCGCCTGTAAATAATGGTACTACTTTATTTTGCTTATCTTTAAAAGATCTAGCATTTATTGGTATTTCTATATTTTTTTGATTCTCTTCTTTTTTCTCAACAACTATTTTACCACCTCTTGTTTCTTTAAATCTTACAATTGCAGAATCAATAGTTTTTAATTTGCCTTGCGTTGAACCAAATATACTTTGTAAAGTTATGGATTCTATGGGCATAGGTGATAATTTAGCTGTGTAGGCTAATCCTGCATGAATAATGCTTCCTGGTAATGATGTTTCAGGAATATTAACTTCACCATTTGAATCAACTGTTGCGGGTGTTTCTGTTGCTCCATCTGATGAAATAACAACTTCTTCACCTATTAAGTGATCTAAACCAGTTATATTCTTTATTGCTATAGCCCAAGATTTTGCACTTAAACTAGCTGCTGAAAACTCTTCTATAACTTCTATAGTTACATTTTGGCTATCTGTAAAAGCTGTTATCTTAGCTCTTCCTACATTGTCTCCTAATTCATGTATCCATTTGCCAACATCACTAGAGCTAAACACTGCTGAACCTGCGGTTGCTGTGCTGCCTGATATTGTTAAAGTTGCATCTTTAGTTCCGTCATATGTCAATGATGAATCTGCATATATAGCATTTATATCATCATTATCATAATTAGGTTTTATAACTTCTACATATCTTTTAGTTACTCCATTTATTTCTCTTTTAACAATGGTATATATAGATTCTTTATTCTCATTATTTCTGATAATTGCAGTGCTTTCATAGCTACCATTGGTTGTATATCTATACCATCCATTTATCTCTTGATCTTGTTCCAAAACTAATTTTGCTATCTGACCATCTTTTCTAACAAGTATAAGATTAGATGACGGTATTTGTTGAGAGTTTGTTTCTACAATACCTGTACCAGTTATATGATCTGCATCTATCGTAATATCTGTTGCTCTATATTTATCTGAATTTAAGCTAAAGCCAATTTTTCTTGCTATCTGTCCTCCTGCTTGAACATATAAAACGCTACTATCTACTTGTTGAGCTAATAAAATATCGCATCCTTGCGATATATGTTTTTTAATATCTATATCTGTTGGAGTTAATGCAGCACTGTTATTAGAGCTTCTTACTCTAAATATACCGCCCGAAGTTCCTATAAATAAAACATCGTCTGATAAAATCCACCTTATTGGGTCTCCTAACAAAGATCCAAACTTTACTGTAAAAGCATCATCTGCATTTGTACCAGCTTCAAAATTTTCATAATCAGCATTGCTTTTACTATAAAATTTCTTTTGTGGTGCTGATTCTGTACCTGCTAATACTAATCTTTGTTCATGTATTGCTATTGCTCTTGGGTAGCCTCTTACATCACTAAATTCGCCTTCACTCCATGTAGAAAGCGCAACATTATGTATGCTACCTGCAACATCACTTTTATTCTCTATTGATACAACTGTAGAACTTGTAAAACCTGTGATTTTTACATGAGCTTCATCACTACTACTTTCTAATTTCCATAATGCTCCAACATGATCAGAGCTAAAAGGTGTATGGCCTCCTGTTGCTGTTAAGGTTGCTGAATCACCTTCATTTGCTCCTCCGCTATGTGTTATTAAATCAGTGCTTATTTTATTTTTATCTGTGTATGGACCTTTTAAAAATTCTACTTCTGATAAAGTAAATTCATTAACAGATAATCTAGTAAGCTTTTGCACTGGATGATCTGGATGTGCAAAATACATAACGTCACCATCTTGAGTAAAAGCTAAATCAAATATTTCTTCTTGCGTGTAAGGTGTTGTTATTTCATGTATTTTATAAGCCTTTCCTCCAGAGCTATATGCTGTAAAAGATGTACCATCTATTCCCGATAACTCAAAGCTATTAGCTGTTACATTTGCTACAGTGTATTCTTTACCATTTAATTCTGTCATGCCTACAACATCATCAATAACAACTACATTTCCATTGCTATAACCATGTGCTGTTGCAGTTATAACTACAGGGTTTGCCTGTGTAGCTCCTGATATTGTTTTTGCATCTTCTAATACTCTTGCTTCATTTGTGTAGAATCTTGCGTATAAATCACCAAATTCGATAGCATAAGTTTGAGTGCTGCTATATGTAAATTCATATAATGCACTTAATTTAGAGCTATCCTTTGTTTCTGCTAAAAAAGATGAACCTTTACGTTTAGATGCTAAACCTTGTGGTCTAGGATCAAAATTCTCTATGATTCTACAGCCATTATAATATCTGCCAAAATCATCTCTAGCATTTACATTTTCGCTTAATTCTCCTGCTGTAAAATTATTTCTTAATTCAGAAAATTTAGGCATTGTCTATATTTATATTAAATGGAGCTGTGTCCAGGAATCTTGTATTTACAAACTCACTTTCAAAAAGTGGGTATTCGTTTTCTTCTTGAAAATCGAAATCTTTTGCTCTTGAAATTGCTGCTATATATTCTTCTTGTAACGTTCTTGTTAGTCCTCCTGTTCGTGAGTCTCCTGTTACTGCGGTGCATATTTCAAAAGCTATGCGTAATGCAAAAGCATTAATGAACAATGAATCATATTGATTAGGATCTGTTACTAAACTAACATATCGAATGTTTAGAATAGTCGCATCAGTTAATATTTTGTTACCCTCAATTTTATATTGGGGCTTATTTTGTATATCTACTAATTTTATATATTTTGGTGTGGTTGGCAAAGCATAAGAATATTTATATTCATATAAAGGCTCTGCTGAATTTCTCGCCAGTGATTGCCTTACTATGGCAAAGTTCCAATCATGTTGGCGCAAAACTTCTTCTAATAAATCATCATATACTGCTTTGATCTTATTTGATACTTGCGTGTCATCTGTATCGACATTAGTTAGGAGGTTTTCTCCTAAACGTATTAGCGCCTTATTACATATAGAAGTTTTGGATGTCATTTCTCATTATTTAAAAACAGGCTGCAGCTTATGCTACAACCTGTGTAATTAATTATACTAGAGAGAATCTAGTAGTTAAAGTAACTGTTCCAGCTGCTGTTCCCACTGTGTTTCCAGTTAAAACTATATCAACTAATTTTGTTGATCTAGAAGTTAAACCAGCAATTTCCCACAATTCCTTGTGCAAGCTATCACGATTTACATTGCTTAAACCGTTTTTAGTTCCTGCTGTTGCTAATGTTTGACCATCAACTAAGCAATCTTTATCTATAACTGCACCTTCATTTTCTTCAGGCACGTCATACACACCTAAATCAAAATCAGTTCCACCTGTTATAGAATCATGATCTATATCAATATCAGATATTACGATATTGAAAGGAACTCTTGCTAAACGATATTTTGACCCGTCATCATCTGCTGCTGCAATTTCTACAGTATCACGAAAAAAACGAAGTTTAGCTCCTGCTGTTACATTATTAGACTTTATAGTATTTGAAGTATCAACACTTGATAAGTTATTAACACTTCCTGCTTTATCTACTACTGCCATATTTTTTTACCTAAAATTTATTATTAATATTATGCTGTTTCGTCATAGTCGATTTGAACTACTTTTTCCTCTTCCATACGAACTGCACCCATAGAAGACTTACCTACTACTGATAAATCCATATTTTTTTGAGGATTTTTAGCAGATTCTACAGTAATTCTTTTGTTGATTCCTAAGATTAAAGAATCATTAGTAAAAAGAATACCAGATCTGATATTACCATTTACGGCAATAACTTCATTAGATACTATTACAATATTAATTCCTAAGAAATTAGATAATTCAGTTTGTAATATTTCTCTGTTATCATGAAGTCTAAAATCTTTATTAATAAATTCATTCTCATCTAATAAACTTCTGAATCCTTTAAAATTTATAGCAAGAGTAACTTTACCATTTCCAAAATCTACATCATTTGATCCTAAAATGTCTTGAGCATCTTTGATTTTTGCAGTGGTTAGATTAGTTGAACCATGTGCAATCTTTTGAGTCGCAGGTAAAGCGACATCAGTTACGCTAAAATTTTCATCAGTAGCAACTGATTTTGATAATAATGCTCTTGCAATTAATATATCTTGTTGAATATTTGATGCTTCAACAAAACTTGCAACTGTTGCAGCTTGTGCATTAACTAAAGCTTTTGCAACGTCTGCATCATCTATTAGATCAGAAACAACAAAATCCCTTATATCTAGTCTTCTTCTTGAAAAAGGAACTGGAGTAAAAGGAGTATCTTGATGTCTTGAAGTTACTTCCTGCATTCTGATTTTACCAACTCTATCAAAAAATTCTGATCTAGTTGTTAAGTTTTCTATTCTTACATGAGGAGCTAGCTTTGATTGTGTTTGTTGTGCTAACTTATGTAAATTAGAATTAAAGGCTTGAGTAGCCGCTAATATAGCATGTGATTGGCTCATTTTATATACCATTAAAAATTAATAAATAACTTTGTCTTTCGACTTTCTAGCTACCCGTCAATTTTCAAGGACTTAAAATAAGCTACCCTCTACTGTGAGGACTAATAATAATGTTGATTATGATTTGATTTAAAAGACTTTAAATAAAGCACCTTTTAAATCTGCCCATCAGTAACAACCTTAAAAAGCTCTAACATTTCATTAGTTGCTACAGGATCACCCATATTATATGGGTGTTGAGGATTATTCATAATCTCGTCAATTTTAGCTTGTGCTGTTTCTTTTGTCAACACTTCAGCACCCTCTAGCTTTCCAGTTTTAGGCTCTGATATTTTTTGACCTATGTCATACATAATCTTTGCAATCGCTATTTTGCCTTGACTGTCTAATTTCTCTAGAACTCCATCATATTTTTCATCAACAAGATTTGACCATACCTCTTCGCCTTTTTGTAAGTTATCTTCATATTTATTACCCCATTCTTCCTTTAGAGTATTTATAACTTGTTCAGATTCTTGCTCCTCTCGTTGTTTGCGATTTTCAAAATCTTTTGTTTCTTCAGCCATCATAAATTCTGCCATTTCCTTAAAAGTTTCTGGTTTTACACCGCCTTTAAGTGCTATTTCCTTTAAAGGATTAACTCTGTCTTCATTTGTTTCGTATCCTTCTGGAACTTCGTAACCATAATCCTCAAGCTTATAATCAACATTCTGTTCTATTGCTCCTGAACCTAGTTTTTTTTCTAAGTGCATTGCAGATTTAGCCAAGCCTTGAATATCCTTATATCCTGCCTTTTCAATATAAGATTTAATTTCAGGGTCGTTTACTTGATCTATAAATGATGCAGTTTGATTTACGTCTATATTAGCTTGATCTGTTGCTGTTTGTTCAGTTGTTACCTGTTCAGTTGCTGTTTGTTCAGTTGCTGCTTGTTCTATTCCTATGTTTTCAGTCATTTAAACCTCCATTGTTATTGTTATTAATTTAATCAGTTTCTTCAACTAGATCATAATTAGCATCTAGCGTATTTTTGATTCTTCTTAATATCTCTGCTGCTCCTTCTCTTAGCATACAATCATCTTTTACATTTTCTGTTGCAAAATTAGGACTGTATAAAACATAATCTTCTAAATTTTTTATTACATATTGACCATTTTCACTTTCAAAAACATTTTTAAAAATTGATTGGCTATATTTAGCTTCTTGTAAAAACTTGTTTTGCTTCATTTTACCTCTTAATAAAGTTATTTAAGTTTTGCTGCTGCATCGACTACTCTTTCAAGATCCATACCTTGCTGTTCATTTTGTGCTTGTTGCTGTCTTGTATTTCTCGTTTCCTGAATTTCAGCTTTGCTCCTTAAAATTTTTGTAGGAGAGTTTAATATCTCTGCCTTAGATCTGATTACTTCATCAGCGTTTATATTATCTAAGACATTGGGGTCTAACTGTGCTAAAGCTCCTGCTGAGTTTATAACGTTATCAATTGCTGACATTTGCGATATTTTTTGAGCTTGGTTTATTGGATTTACAAAGCTTGTTTTAATATCTGGTGCAGTCTTAAGAGCTTCTGGTAACTCCATATTAAAAGGTGCATTTGGTAAAAGTTCGTAACTGCTACCACCATTAGGCAAGTCATTCATTCTATATGATTTTCTAAATAAAATGCCAAAGATTCTGTTCAACGTTGATTCAATATATTCTTCTATTCCTACGCTAAGGGGTAACATTAACCTATATCTTTCTGCACTCTGTTCTAATACTTGTGTTGCTGTTGCTCTTGGATCATCTATAATTTTTAGCTTATCTAAAAAGAAAATCTTCTCCATTGAGCTATATTTAATATTTAAAAGATCAATGCTTATAGGTATGTTAGAACCTGTCATTAATGGTTCAACTGCTGGTCTTGCAGAGCTTGCACCGCTTAACAATTTAGGAAAGTTGAGTGCATTAGCATTTAAATTAACTGACTTAGAAAATTCTGCATTTACTAAAAAAGGTGGCTTGATTGCTTTCTCTGAAGCTTCCATTAAAAACTGCCACATTTTGTTAGCTAGTTTTGCATCAGGTGCAGCATACATTGAAATACCAGTTCCATATGTTTCACTAGGTATCTTATTGATTCTGCCTACTTGCACTGGAAATTCATCCCAACCAGTCTCCTGCAATATTGCTTTTCCTTCTTCTAAAATCCAACATCCTGCAAACTCTTTATTTAAAACATCTATCTTGTTTTTGTCTCTTTCCTCTCTTGGATATATATGTAATTGTAACTTAAATTTAGTAAATGGATCTTTCTCATTGGCTTTTAATACACTTTCAGGAACTTCTTCCCATTGCTGTATAATTTGCCTAGCTGTTTTTTCTGTTTTTAATATAACATAATCAATTTTGCCATCTCTATTTTCAGATATTAAATAATCTTTTATAGATAATGTTGTGCAAACAAAATCAAAATTATCTCCTTCTTCAATAAATGTCGCAACCGTTCCAAAATCTACTGTGTCCCTAAACCCTTCAAATATTGCAGCTTCAAAATTAGATTTATCATCATACATTTTAGCAAGCATTACTTTTACAAAATGATCTGTAATTTGTGCAACTTCTTCTAGCTCATTTATATCTTTATTAACTGCATCAAATTGAAACCATTCTCCTGCTCTGTTTAATATAGTTCCGAACAATATAGAAGCTAGGGTTAAAGACATGTCTATAGGTCTAGAATCAAATAAAGTTCTTATCTTAGACTTATCACCCTCTATCCTCGTTGATGTTATATTTGCCTTTAATGGTCTGAATAAATCAGCAACATTCTGACACTCATTTAAATATTGTACTCTTTGAGCTTCTAAAGTATCAGCCTTTTTTAATAGATCAGTTGCTTTCTTGTTGCTATACATTGCCAGATAATGTTTTAGTTAATCCCTCTGTTGTTGCTCCTAATCTTCTTTTATATAAACTAGGTCTTTCTTGTCTTTCACGTCCTGCAAATACTGTTTGCATTCTTGCCTTTCTTTTTTGTGCTTTCACGCTTTCCTTTGCAATTCTAGCTTCTTCTGCTTGTCTCTCTGTTTCTGCTTTTTGCTGTGCAAGCTGTCTATTTTGGCTTTCAATTTGTTCTCTTTGTTTTTTTAATCTGTTAGCACCTGTTAAAGCTCCTAACGTTGTTATTTCTCCGATTGTTTCTTGGATTTTGCTAAAACCACCCATAATTAAACCTCATAATTCAAAATTGTAAATTGCGTATTCTTGTGTCTTTCCTTCATAATAACTCTCATCTTGTATCCCTACCGCTAAATATCTAAAACTGTCCGCTCCATTACTCGCCCAGTTGTGATATGGTTTTTCTTCAAAACATTCTTTAATTTCATTATATTTTCTCTTATAATTTCTTAAAGCATTTAAAAGCTTTTTTGTCTTTTTTTTATCAAACCAACATTTATTAAATATAGCTCTTACTTCGTTTATACCCTCTGCCTTTCCTATGTTTGGCACTATATTAAATTGGATTCCTAACTCGTAAGCTTTTTCGATTCTTGTTCTACCATCAGACGCTTCCCTAACTACTATATCATGTGGTGCATTATGAGAGCGATATATGTAAGGCTTCTCTTTCACTAGCTTAATATAATGATCTAAACCTTTATTAGTATCTTCAATGTAATCTATGATCCTAATCTCTTTGCCTATCTGCTGACAAAAAACTATTGCCATTTCGTCTCGTACTCCTATATCCCAGAATGTATCAACTTGAACATTGCTTTCATATGGCAAATTACAAACTCTGTTTTCTTCTTCTGCTTTTTTTATTTGCTCTGAATAATAAGCACCTTCTATTGCATTGTAAAAGCTGCAATAATATTCTTGATTTATAAAATCTAAAGTCTTTCCCTCTGCAAGATCCTCTTTCTTTGCTTGCTCAAGTGATTCTTTTGTATAAACCTGACCCATCGTATCATCTACAGTAATTATTTGAGTAAACCAGCTCTTATCATCCTTAGCCATGTTATATAAAGAAAAAGCATGATTTTGACCTTTAGGAGTAAAATTAAATATCGCCCACCCATTAGCTGCCATTATCATAGGTCTTATTGTAGCCCAAGCCGTAGGTCTATGTTCTGAATATTCTGAAAATATAGCTCCTTTTATTCCTGCACCTCGCAAGTCGTCTACATTATCAGTTCCAACAATTTGATATATTGAGCCGTTATGAAACTCAATAATCATCTCTTGGTTATTTATTTTTTTTATTAACTGTCTAGGAATGTAATCTAAATATTTACGCCCTTGTAAATCTGTTTCATTCCATATTGCTTTTCTACCTTGCTTATAAAAAGGGAATACATGCCAATAAGTTCCTGGTGTATTCATTATGGCTTCCCTTACTAAAAAATTAAAACCGAATAAATCTTTTCCCGCTCTTCTATGCCAAATATATACAGCCCTTTTATAGTTCTCATTAACTAGTTTTTTCCATAAAGGTAGCTGATAATCTCTTGGTTGCCAGTTATAAGGTATTTCAATAAGCTCTTTCATTAATCTTATTTTGCGAAAGTTTTACCTGAATCAACTAATTTAATTATTGTTTGTTTTTCTTCTTGTTTATCTGTCCAATCATCTTTAAATCTACCACTCATATTTTTGATCCAAAGTGAATTATTGAACTCTTTATTCTCTAAATTTTTTCTTCCATTTCGCTCCCACCAACACTGAGATAATACCTTTCCATGCATAATGGTGTCGGAAAAGCAGGCTTTATCTTCATGCTTTAACCACTCATAAAAAGTGTCTTTGTGTATACCAATTAAAGCTGCTATTTCCATGTCACTAGCACCTTCTTTATAAAGCTCTAAAGTTTCTTTTTTCGTTGCTTCTGTCCACTTTTCTTTATAAATTGAGGGTCTTCCCTGATTTTTTGTATCTGCCATATTTTATTGTGGTCTTTATATATCTAATTTTTATATATCATTGAGCCTAGCTTGATCTTTAAGATTAAAAAGCAAATGTGATGAAAGGAGGTAATGCGATTTACAAACTCAAACTAGGCTAAAAAATACATAAAAAAACCGCCTACTGTATAATTGGCGGTCTAAAAAAAGATTACGTTATGATATTTAATGGATTCATTAGCTATGCACAATAATTCCATTGTTGGAAAAACAATACTATTATGTTTCCCACTGTCAACAATTTATTTTTTTAAATATATCTTGATTTATTTATATATTTATATATTTATATATTTATAACTTAACAAAAACAAATTATGAAAATTGATAATCAAAACTTAGACGAAAGAATACTAACAGAAATAGAAAAAGAAATTATTACCTGCGAATGCTGCGGTCGTAAATATATGTTGGTAGACATGCCAGAAAGCAGCCCTACAATATGCTTTGATTGTAGAGGTTATTTAGATATTTATCCAACCAACACAACTAATAATAATGAGGTATATTATGGTTGAGTTAATTATTGTATTGAATGGAGAGAAGGGAGTTATTAACATAATAAAAACGAAAGGAGGTAAATAAAATGGAAAACAAATACTGTAAAAGCATCATCGATTTAAACGAACTACTATTTGATGCTGTTATAGAAAATGATTTAGAGCAAGCAAAGTTATTAATTGAACAGGGTGCAGATATTAATGCTAAAGATTGGGAAGGATCTACTCCTTTGCATGTGGTTGCATTTGGTAACAAAAATGATAAGAAACCAATAGAGTTAGAAGTTGCAAAACTATTAATAGAAAAAGGAGCTGATGTTAATGCTAAAAATGAAAATAGAGATGACCAAACTCCTTTGTGTTATGCAGCACGTCATAACAGAGTAGAACTTGCTAAATTATTAATTGAAAAAGGAGCTGATCTTAATAATGATTTGAATGCTGTAGGTTATGCTGTAGTGAATAACAACTTAGAAGTTGCAGATCTATTAATCAAAAATGGGGCAAAGATAAATGTTGTTAGCAGTTGGGACGGATCTTCTCTTTTACATATTGCAGCAGAATATAACAACTTAGAAGTTGCAAAGTTTTTAATAAAAAAAGGGTTAGATGTTAATATTATAAATTCGTATCGTTATACTCCTTTACATTGGGCTGCAGAATATAACAGCCCAGAAGTTGCAGAGCTTTTAATTAAAAAAGCTGCAGATGTTAATGCTAAAAATTTCAATGGCTTTACTCCTTTACATTCAGCTGCAAGTACTAACAGCGTAGAAGTTGCAAAACTACTAAAAAAACATGGAGGTAAATAAAATGGAAAAAGAAGATTTAAAAGAACAATTATTTCACGCTGCTAAGTGGAACAGCTTAAAAGTAGCAAAGCTATTAATCAAAAATGGAGCAAAGATAAATGTTTTTCGCAAATGGGGCGATACTCCTTTGCATTGGGCTGCTCAGTATAACAGCCTAGAAGTTGCAGAGTTATTAATAGAAAAAGGAGCAGATGTTAATCGTAAAGATAAATATGGCTTAACTCCTTTACATGTTACTGCATTTAATAACAACTTAGAAGTTGCAAAGTTATTAATAGAAAAAGGGGCTGATGTTAAGACTGAAAACCAATATGGCCATACTCCTTTACATAAGGCTGCAGAACATAACAACTTAGAAGTTGCAGAGTTATTAATAGAAAAAGGTGCAGATGTTAATGCTAAAAATAAATGGGGTGAAACTCCTTTACATAAGGCTGCATTTTTAAACCGCTTAGAAGTTGCAGAACTATTAAAAAAACATGGAGGTAAATAAAATGACAATAAAACACAAAGAACCAGATAATAAAATAATTCAAAAAACAATAGAAAGTATTACAAAGAAAAAAGATATATTAGTCACCACATCTTTGCCTCCTGATTTATATAAAGATTTTAAATGTATTGTTGTGAAAAATGATACATCAATTAAAAAGGTTCTTATTAAATTATTAGAGAGCTACATTGAAGAAAATAAATGAAGCCTCACAAAATGGATAAGATATAGATTAAAAATGAGGCTTCAAAGTATATTTATGTATTTTTTAACTTAATTGTAGAGGTTATAAATGCAAGCTAATTTTTTGGGAGAAAGAAAAGATATATCATTTACACAAGCCAAAAAATTATCACAATGCAAAATTAAGGATGGTGTTTTTAGAAATTCACAAAATACTAATTTTGAACTTGCTAGCAAATATATTGATCAAGGCAAGCAGATAAATTATTTTAAGCAAGGTGATGATGACTTAATAGGCTTTAATATAAAAGGATTAACAAATAAATTAATTGATAGCCTTAATCTAAACATAGATCAAATATGGGCGGTCGAACAATATGAGAATGATTACACTTTAACAAATATAAATAATCATACTAAAACCAACTTTGATTTTTTTTATAATAAGAGTTCTAAAGATGGTTCTAGCTCTCTTACTGATGTAAAAATAAACGCAAGTAGAAGACTGGATAAAGTCAAGACTGCCTTTGAGGGCAATAATTTACGTTTTATTATACTTAATAATTTAGTTTTAGAGAATTATTCTATAAGAGCTTTGCAGAGAAAACATAAGAAAAGATTTGCAACAATTAAAAAGTTCTTAATTGAAGCAATTGAAATGCTTACAGAAATATATAAAACTATTAAAAAAGTATAAACCTTAATTAAAATAAAGGCTCATATAATTCTCCGTTGTCATGGAGTTTTTTATAATGTAAATATTTGATTTTTGCTAAAGCTGCCAATTCTTTTTGATTGTGCCATAGGTATTCGTGCATAACATCTTCATAATGTTTCATTGCTTCTAATACATCTATCAATCTATCATCATTATTATTGTTCATCTTTCTTATCTAATAAAGTTAAATTGCTACATATAATTTCGGTTATATATTTATCATGCCCTAAACTATCTTGATATTTTCTATTATTAAGTTTTCCTTCTATAGAAAGCTTGCTACCTTTTGATATATATTTTTTTGTAATTTCTACTAAGCCTTTATTATAAATAACTATATTAAACTATTGCGTGTTTTCCTTTCTCTCTCCGTCTTTGTCTTTCCAATATTCATTTATTGCTATAGAAAAGTTAGCTACTTCATTACCATTTTGTAGCTGCCTTATCTCTGGCGTTTTACCTACATTTCCTATTAATATAACTTTATTTACTCCTTGCATAATTTACCTATTTTTTATTTTTTCATAAATATTCTTTTTAAGATCTGTTAATTGTTGCAACCCTTTTTCTAAAGATTTTATATATTTTTCATCTCTATAAACTCTTACAATCAATAGTTTTTCTTGTTCTTTAAAATTAGGATTAAAGCTCACAAAGTCGCACCATTCCCTTTCCGTACAAAAAAGATTACCTTGTACTTGTGCTTTGTAAATTGTAGGTAATTTATTTTCATATAAATATATAGTATGCGTAGTATTATTAGGGCATTTTATTTCTATAAGCCCGTTATCATCAACTAAACCATCTGGTGAGCTTCCATATTCTCCGCAAGATATAAAGCCGACTTTTTCAACTGGATTAAAACTATTTAACTCATATTCTTCTACTGCTAGGGGTTCTAAGTCATTGCCTCTTTGCATAGCTTCATTTTTATAAGTTTCTTCTTGTTCTACAGCTAACATTTCAGATGCTAATAAATAAGCATATTTTTTTAACTGATCGCTTATAGAGCCAGAGCTTGTAATAACTTTATTAAAATTACTTGCGGTAGCTTTACCTAATCTACAATTAAACCATTCCTCTGTTCCTTGCTCGCAATTAATTATCTTCATTTTCTTTTACCATTCTTTGTAATTGATTTGTAACTTTGTTATATAAAGAAGATGGCAACTCACTTATTGAATTAATCTTATAAGCAGAGCAGAACTTCTCTATGTCTTTATTTGCTTTATTTAATAGCTCAGATATAGTTTCTACTTGCTCGTAATTAATAGGCTGTTTATCTTGCATAAGTTGCTCATGGCTAACATGTCTAACTCTTAAACAGTCTATTTGCTCTTTTAGCTTTTTATCAATTATATTATCTATCCCTATTCTTATTTTCTTACCTGTGCAATCCTCCATAAAGTTTTCACCTGTAACTTTACGTATAGTTTTTGCATTTGTTTCATTACATATAAAAGGCTTTAACCATTCAAAACTCTCTTCAAATCTAATAACCCTCTTATCAGTTGTTGTATTTGTTTGGGGGTTTGTTACTGATTCCCAGTTAGCTGATTTTATAGTTAGAACTACATCTTTACTATTTGGTAAATCCCAGTGTCCTAAATAATTTTTATTAGGGCTTTGAAGCCAGTGTGTTTTATTCATTTGTTCCTCCATATTATTTATTATTTTGTTCAATATAGTTTTTAGATAATTTTGATATTTTTAATTTTGCATAATCTTCAAGGCTTTTATGAATTACCTTTATTACTTCACTAGAAATATCTAGAATTACTCGTTCTTGAGAATCTTTAAATAATTGTATATCTAATTGACCCTCATATCTATTATCACTTAATTGATATATATTTATTGATTTTATCATTTTAGTTATCATCCATAGAGTTAATAAAATTTTCATATTCTATATCATATCTTCTTTCTGGTTTTACAAAGATTAATATAATAAGTGCGATTGTAATCAAAGTTGTAATAATCATAATCTACCTGCATTTAAAAAATGTAATTCGTCTCTTTCATGTTCTAGATACTCGATATGTTGATTATATCTTTCTGCTAGCTCTGCTTCTGTTTCTACAACCTCAACTTTACCGTTAGAATATTTAAGAGTAGTTAAACAAACAAAGTCATTATCATCTTCTAAGTCCATTAATGCCTCATTAAGATCTTGATAAACTAATGCTTCTATTTGATCGGTGATTTTATCTTTATATAGATTTATAAATTTAAGCATTTTTTACCTCAAAATAATTTATAATTTGTGGTTTCTGTTTGCTCACTACAGTTTTAATATGATGCAAAGTTTCTAGATAATTATTAGAGTTTGTTGCATTATTTCTAATATATAATAAAGCCTCGTGATGTGTGAAGCTTTTTCTTTTCATTATATTAATTAATAGATTTTCTATAAAGTTTGTCATTTTTATTATTTGTTAAGTTATAGATTGACTATATTTGACTAAATTCAAACTGTCAACATTTTTTTAAACAAAATATTAAAATAATTTACAGAAATTAAAAATACTTCCCGTTTTGCGTGTATTTTTTTTCTTCGTGTATGATGCAACAATTTTTACGGGATTTGTCATTAAAAGCAATTTATAATCGTTTTATGTTGATTTTTTAGTAGCATTTGACCCTCAATCAACTTGCCATTTTTTTTGTATAGCATTTTATCCACCCAATAAAAGCGGCTTCTATGTTGCGAAAATCTGGCTTTTCTTTTCGGTTGAGAAAAATATTAGCAAGCTTATGAAGGCATAAGCCTTTTGCGTGTTGTCTTGCTTCCTCTCGATTTTCACTGGTAAGACCCCAAACTAGATCATTTGCCTTTTCAGAAATAAAAAAATCTCCCTCCTCCCTCTGGGGGGATATAGGGGGGTTCTTTTTTTCTTTTTCTTCTTT